ATTTTTCTGCTGGCGAAAAGCGAGCGTTACTACTACGATAACGAAGCGATTAAGGAGGATGCGAGCGGTAGAGCGTGCGGAAACAAAGCCGGAGGAAAATCCGGAAGCCCGCAGGATGGGCTTGAAATTCGTAACTTTTCCGCCGTGAGCGACAAGAAGTATCACACCCGCAACCGCCGCTCAGTCTGGACGATCCCCACGAAGCCATACAAGGGCGCACACTTCGCCACCTTCCCGCCGAAGCTGATTGAGCCGTGCATACTGGCGGGGTGTCCGGCTGGCGGAACCGTCCTTGACCCATTCGGCGGCAGCGGAACGACAGGCATGGTGGCGAGCGGAAACGGACGACGGGCTGTGTTGGTCGAGTTGAACTCGAATTACGTGGAAATGATCAATGACCGGTGTGGATTGTTTTGTTCAAACTTAGGTGGTATATGATTAGCTTACGCGAATACCAGACCAGTTCGATCAAGGCCATCCACGCATGGTTCCGCGCACGCGAGGGTAACCCGCTGATCGTGTTGCCCACGGGCAGCGGCAGCACGGGCAAGGCGTGCGCGCTCGAAGGCTTCCGCTTCATCGGCATCGAGCGCGAGGCCGAATATCTGGAGATCGCGCGCGCTCGAATCGCCATCGCCGAGGCCGACGCCGCAGCGCCGCGGCAGGCTTCGCTGTTTGAAAAGGCCAAGGCGTGACACCCGACGAGACCGGCCGCCTGCCGCAGCTCTGCCGGTGCGGCGGCGTCGGCGAGTTGTGCGCCATGTACAACATGATCGACGGCGTCGTGGACCGCGCCGGCTGGATTGCCAAGTGCCTGGTGTGCGGCGCCTCGACCGTGCGGCACGGCTCATGGCGGCAGGTCTACGCCGACTGGATGGCGCGACGCTGCCCGCAGACCTACGTCGAGGAAGCGCCATGACCAGCACGCGCTTTCAGCCGCCGCAAGCATCTCCGACCGAGGTCGTCCGCGAAGCGCTGCGGAAGCACGCCGAGACCTGGATTCAGCGCTTCTACCGGCACGACCTGCTCGTCGCGCGAACGGTGCGCGGCCTGCAGTTCGACGCGCTGGAGACCTTCCGCATCGAAGTCGTCGAGCCGGTGCTGAAGCAGCTCGCCGGCGACCTAGCGCAGTTTCCCGACCGCGGGGCCGACATCGCGGTCAACTCGTCGCCGCAACTGCGAGCTATGATCGCGCAGGCCGAGGCCATCGTCCGCGCCGGCGTCGACAAGTTGCAGCGCGACGTCGGCAATGGTCTTCGGCAGGTCGTCGGGCAGGAGACACTGTGGGTTCAGGACAGCGCCAAAAAAGTGCTGAAGCTGCCCGACGCGCGCCAGGTCGACCCGACGCAGGTCTGGCGCACGGTGATCGACCGCCCCTACCTCGGCGGCCAGGTGCAGGAATGGTTCGACAGCTTCGTCGGCGGCGACAACGGCGCGGTCGACAACATCCGCTACGCCGTCCAGACCGGCATCCAGCGCGGCTGGTCGACCGACGAGACCGTCCGCGTGCTGCGCGGCACAAAGGCCGGCAAATTTGCTGACGGCCTGCTGACGCGCGAGCAACCGGCGCAGCTTTTTGCCTTAGTTCGCACCGCAGCGACGCACGCCAGCACGGCTGCGCGCGAGGCCAGCTTTGAGCAGCTCGGCGTCGACCAGTACCGCTTCATCGCCACGCTTGACAGCCGCACCTCGATCCAGTGCGCGGCCAACGACGGCAAGATTTTCGAGATGGGCAAGGGTCCGCTACCTCCGCTCCATCCGAACTGCAGGTCGACCATCGTCCCGCACATCGGCGAGCCAATCGGCAACCGCGCCAGCGTCGACGGGCCGGTGCCTGCCGAGACCAACTTTCGCGGATGGCTGGAAGGCCAGCCGATCAGCGTGCAAAACGAAGTGCTCGGCCCGACGCGCGCGGCGGCGTGGCGAGCCGGCGACCTGCCCTTCGAGGACATGGTGGGCCGCGACCTAACGCCGCTATCCGTCCAGCGCCTGCGGGAACTGGACCGCATCCCTGACGACAACGAAGAGGAATGACATGAGCAAGTACGTTGAACTCGAGATCAAGCCAGAAGGTGCCAACGATTCGGTCGTTATCATTCCGTTGTCTGCTACGGGCAGCGACGGCAAGGCGAAGACCTGGGCGGTACGCGACGAGAAGGGCAACAGCTTGGTCAGCGTGAGCAGCACCAGCTCGACGGTGTCGCTCGGCGATATCTCCGGCACGCTCAAAGCAACTGGCGCCATTCAGTTCGTCAGCGTCGCCGACGACAATGCACGCGACACGCTCGTTTCCGCGCCGGCGATTGGCATGGTTGTCTACAACGCGACGGCCGGTGGCCTGCAGCTGTACAACGGCACCTGGCAGGACTTGGCGTTCGTCGCTCCGTGACGGCCAAGCCCGACCCGAACCTCGGCCAGGCCATGCTGGCGCGCGCCGGCGACCTGGCGCACGCGATGCTGGCGAAAGGCCAGACGGTCCACGTCGCCAGCGGCGTTACGCCGAACGGAAACCCTTGTACCGTGGTCTACGGCATCGGCTGGATGGCCGAGCCGCTCAAAGACCTGGGGGCGGCCTTTGTGCATAAGGTGTCAGCCATGCGCGACGAGGCCAGCAACAACTAGAGGGCTTGCATTGACAGCCGCGCGCTGTCACCATTCGCCCATCATGCCTATCCGCCTGGTAGCCGACTCTCTGAACGACATCCCCGAAGGCCTCCGCGACGCAGCGAAGCAAGAAGGTCAGGTCTATGTGGTGTCGCAGCTGAAAGAGAACTGGGCTATCGAGGACGTTGGCGGCCTCAAGCGCGCGCTGTCCGAGGTTCGCGGCGAGCGCGACAACCTCAAGAAGGTAGCGTCGGCGTTCGAGGGCATCGACCCGGCGTCGGCCGCCGAAGCGCGCGAGGCGCTGGAGAAGCTCAAGGCCGGCACGTTGAAGGGCTCCAAGGAAATCGACGAGTTCAAGGCCGCCGTCGAGAAGAAGTTCACCGAAGAGCGCACCAAGCTGGAAGGGAAGTTGAACGCGCGCACCGCCGCCCTGCGTGATCGCATGATCCGCGGCGAGCTGGCGCCCGTCGTCGCCAAGCTCGGCGGCGGCGAGGCGATGGACGCGATCCTGACCCTGGCTAGCCAGCACGTCCGCATCGAGGAAGATGCCGACGGCAATCTGAAGCATTCCATCGTGGACGCGAGCGGGAAGCCGCGGGTCACGAAGAAGTCGGGCTCAAGTGAGCCGATGGGATTCGACGAGCTGATCGCCGAGATGCGGGACGCATCTTCGACGCGCGGCTTGTTCAAGGCACCAGCCGCCGGTGGATCCGGTGGCGGCTCTCAGACCGGCGGTGCCGGCCGAGCAGCGAACCCAGGGCAGCATCTACTGTCCGCAAGGGAACTGCTCGACCGTGCCAACTCGGTCACCTAGCGCTCTGGCTGGGCTCCATTTGGTTCTCGTGCGGACTGACAACCGCACGAAACACCAATGGCAGTCAGTCTCTATCAGTCTGCGCTGATCGCGCAGAACAACGGCGAGTTCAAGAAGGCCGGCATTCTGCAGACCTTCGCGCAGGCGTCTCCCCTTCTCGCGGCAATGCCGCTCGTCTCCATCGCTGGCAACAGCTACGCCTGGACCCGCGAGGCCAATCTGGGCTCGGTGGGCTTCCGTGCCGTGAATGCGGCGCTGTCGGAAGCAGCCGGCTCGGTCGAGACCCGCAGCTTGGCGCTGAAGATCATCGGCGGCGACCTCGACGTCGACAACTTCCTGATCCAGGCGCACGGACCAGCGACGCGCTCGGCGCATGAGACCATGAAGGCGACGCTGCTCGCGCAGACCGTGGCGTACCAGATCATCAAGGGCTCGACGACGGCGGCCGGCGGTGCGACCGCAGACGCCAACGGCTTCGATGGCCTGCAGGTCCGCTACGGCGGCGGCTTCGGCGGGACGGCGGTCGTGGACGGCGGCGAGAACGCCGACCAGATCCTGTCGAACAGCGGCGGCTCGGATGCCCTATCGATCAAGGATCTCGACAGCGCAATCCAGTCCGTCGACAACCCGACGCACCTGCTGATGGCGAAGAAGATGAAGGTCAACATGATGGCTTTCCTGCGTAACAGCTCGGCCGTCACGATGACGAAGGACGAGTTCGGCCGTCTCATCACGACCTACAACGGTCTGCCGATCCTCGAAGCCGATGTTCTCGGCACTTCGTCGGGCCTGCAGCAGCTGGCGTTCAACGAGGGCGCGAGCTCAAACCGCGGGTCGATCTACGTCATGTCGCTGAGCGACATGGGCCTGCACATGGTGCAGAACGGCGGCGTGCAGATCCGCGACCTCGGCGAGCAGGACAGCAAGCCGGTCCACCGCACCCGCGTGGAGTGGTACTGCAACGTCGTCGACGCGCACCCGCGCTGCGTCGCTCGTCTCTACAACATTGCCGACAGCACGGCCGTCGCCTGATCCAAAGAGGACAACACAATGGCTTTCCAAACCTACAGCGTGGCGCTCGATAGCGCGACGCAGCTCAAGGATGCCGGCCTCGTCGCTGCCGACACTGCTGGCGCGGTTGGCGGTTCGGCCGCGGTTGCCGATCTCGGCGGCGGCTATGCCGAGTTCGACGTCGTGATCGACTGGTCGGCGTGCGAGGTCGCGTCGGGCGATGAGAAATACGATTTACGCATCGAAGGTTGCGCTTCGTCGGGCTTCGCATCGAACGTCTACGTCCTAACGCGGCTGATCCTCGGCGACTCGTCGGTGACCAACAACGCGACGGACACGCCGCCGGCCGGCCGCATGGTGATCCACGCCAACAACGTGGCGATCACCAGTGCGTCGGATGGCAATAGCACGTCGGCGCTGCGGTACGTCCGCGTCTACGCTGACGTGGCGGGAACCATCGCCACCGGCCTCAACTACCAGGCTTGGCTGACCGCCAAGCAGTAAGCCCATGGCATTCCAGGGCTACAACCTGACGCTCGACGACAGCAGCCGGCTGTCGACGAGCCTGTCGGTGACCACGGCAAGCACGCCGACGGTTGGTGCAGGCACGGCCTACGTCGACCTCGGCACTGTCGCGCCGGCGTTCAACGTCAACACGTCCTCGACGGCTCCGTTCGGCCGCTTTGCGGTAGTCGTCGATTGGACGACCTGCAAGGTATCCGATGGTGACGAGGACTACTACATCGAGCTGCAAGGCTCGTCGGCAACGGCCTTTTCGACGGCCTACCGGCTTGGCGTTCTGCGTCTCGGCAATGGCAACTTGATCGGCTATCCGAGCTCGTCTGCCGACACGCCGCCGAACAGCCGCAAGGTGTTCTACTGCGACAACGTGGTGTTCACCTCGGCGACGGACGGCGGCAACGCGCAGCCGTTGCAGTACGTCCGCCTGTTGGTGACGGCCACCGGGTCGTCACCGAGCATCACCATCACGGGCGCGTGGCTGATGGCGCTGTGACACTGATCCACGGCCTGGTCGCGTGACCAGGTCGCTCCGCCGGTTGAGGCATGAAGCCGGCGGGGCTTTTGCAGCATTACGAAAACACATTATTGAGCCACTCGAGGTGCAGCCTTGACCGCTTCGTTCGACGTAGAGACGGGCACGGGCAGCGAGACAGCAAACAGCTACTGCACCGTGGCCTTTGCCACCAGTTACCACGAGGACTACGGCAACCCTAGCGAATGGTCGGCGGCGACGGCGGCAGTGCAGCAAAATGCGCTGCGGCAAGCGACGCGCGCTTTGGACGTCCGATATGGAAGCTATTGGTCAGGCATGAAAGCGGGAAGCGCACAGGCGCTGGATTGGCCGCGCGCGTATGTTTACGACGCCGCCGGCAACGCAATCGCCACGACGACGATCCCGACCCGGCTGCAACAGGCGGCGGCGGCGCTGGCGCTGCTACACATTCAGGGCGAAGACATTCTTCCAGACACACAAACCGAAGCCGATGTCAAGGTGCAGACGCTGCATTCAGCGTCTGGTGCCTCCAAGTCGGTCACATACCTTGGCGGCAAGCGGGCCGAAACACAATTTCCGATCATCGACCGGATGCTTGCGACCGCTGGCTTGACCAGCGGCGGCAGCGGCTGGGGGTGGCTGGACCTGTGACGCTTGCCGACGACTTCCGGCAGCTCGACGCCGACCTGGCCGACCTGTTCGGGCAGGAGGTGACGCTGACCGTCCGCACCGCGACGACGTACAGCGCGGCCGGCACGGTCACGGAGACCACCAGAACGGCTACGGTGACCGCCGAGGGTCCGGTGCGCGACCTGGACCGCTACGGAGCCGCCGGCCTCGACCAGTCGGTCACGGCGACGTGGTACGTTCCGGCGCTTGGGCTGGCTATTGTGCCGAAAAAGGGAGACCGGATTACGGCCGGCACGGTGGTCTGGCAGATCGTCGCCGTCGAGACCTACACGCTGAACGGCCAGACGACGAGTTACCGCTGCGACTGCGGCGAGGTCGCGGCGTGACCACGGCCGACAAGTTCAACGCCGAGGTGAAGGCCTGGTTCAACCAGAACGCCGTCAAGAACCCGCTCGAGGTGCAGCGCATCGCTGCCCTAGAGGCGCTGACCCAGGCCGTGCAGTCGACGCCGGTCGGCAACGAGAAGAACTGGAAGATCGCGCTGCGTCGGCCCGACTACAAGCGCAAGAACTACGTTGGCGGCCACGCGCGCCGTAACTGGCAGCTCAACTTCGGCTCGCCGCTTCGCCAGGAGATCCCT